TAAGGGGCTTCGGCCCCTTTTTTTTATGAATTGGGAACACTGGCCTAGCAAGACTTTTGTCAGTGGGAAAGGCTCAACAAACTGACACTAGATTGCAACTGTGGAACGACCAGGTTGACACCCTAACAGATAGAAACCGTGCGCAAGTCAGGCGCGCAATGAGTCAATCGATCTCGACAACATTGCGAGATCTACGAGTTGCATATAGCAAGTTTGATCAGTCAGGCGGAGAGACCAACCGCTACACAATTGAAAGCCAGACCGCACGGTTCAGAGAGCTTCAGGGCGCAGCTAACAAGCTGCTCGATGCCAAGACAATGAAGCGGATTAACGGCATTTATGAGCGCGACTTAGGACAGGCATATAAGACAGGAACCTCAGCATCTCGCGACCTCAGCAAGGTGATCGACGGGGTGAGCACGAGCGCAAGCGCAAAGATCAGCAAGATGCCAATCGCTGCACAGGCTGCAGCGGGCCAGAGGCTTAACGCCTATTGGGACAAAGAAAAGGCCACGCTGCGGACCAAGGTCACAGAGGCAACCCTCGGGGCACTGCAGCGAGGCAAGGGCTGGAAGGCCGCAAGTAAGGACATCGCCGAGGCCCTGAAGACATCTGGTCAGGTCAAAAAATCGATCCTCACCAGCCGGGACGCGCTGACATCAGTGACCGCGAAGAACAACATCGCGATGAATCTGGAGGCCAGGGCGGACCTGATCGCACGGACTGAGATCGCGGCTGCCTATGTGCAGGGCCAGATGGCCCAATACAGAAACAACGGCTATACCCACGGCCGGTGGTCTGCAACTGGTGAGCGGTCCTGTCCGTTCTGCGTGTCCAGAGAGGGGGCGATTTATGAGCTAGCGGAGATTGAAAACGCAATTCCGGCTCACCCTCGCTGTCGTTGCACTATCGCCCCGGTGATGGGCGAAGTCGTCAACAAGGTCATGAACGCAGCGGACCAGGGCGCTGCAGCGGCTCAACTGCTGAATGACGCTGAGTGGACAAAAATTCGGAACGATCGATTCAACGAGTTCAAACAGTTTGCTGGCAAACCCCTCAGTGATCCATCGAAGTATCTGAGGACGCCGACCAATACAGAGAGATTTTTTAAGGGCCCAGACGCCAAGGCCGCTCAGCCAATATGGGTGCCTTCAGGGTCTGCAATACCGGACCTCGAGGGCGCACAGGCTGCCGCAATCAGAGCGAAGGACCTCGAGACCGCTTTGAGGGCTGAAGAGATCGAGAAGCAGACGCTCGTGAAAGAGCGCAAAGGAGAAGAGTTCACCTTTAAGCGCTTTAGCGACGCTACCGGTGACGAGCCAGGCCCGGACACGAAGTGGACTGCCGAAAGACAGAAGCTTCACGACGAAATTGTTCAGAACTTCCTGAAGAACGGCAAGAAGAGCGCGACCCCAACTTTCACCATGTCTGGTGGTGGACCGGCTTCAGGCAAGGGCTTCATGTTGAAAAAGACCGGCCTCGACAAGCCCGGCAAGGTCGTGATCGATGCTGACGAGATTAAAAAGCTCATCCCTGAGTACGCCAAAGCACAGAAGACAGGCGGCAGCGCACAGCAGGCTGCGGCGGGAGTTGTTCACGAGGAATCGAGCTATCTAGCCAAACGAATCATGGCCGAAGCTTCCAAGCGTGGTTTTGACATAGTCCTCGACGGCACTGGAGATAGCGGCATCAAGTCGCTAACTAAGAAGGTGCAAAAAATGCGCGATGCGGGGTATCGAGTTGAAGCCAAATACGTCAGCGCTGACACTGAAGTCGCTGCCCAGCGCAACTGGGATCGCTTTCTCAAAACTGGCCGGCTTCCACCCGAGTGGATGCTCCGAAATGTTCACGCAGACGTTTCACGCACACTTCCCCAGGCCCTCGACAAAGGCCTGTTCGATGCGGTGGAGCTCTATGACACGAACAAGACAGGCGAGCTGCGCAAGGTCATCTCACAGAAAGACGGTAAAACCCCGACAATCCGCAACAAAAAGCTCTGGGATGACTTCAAGCGCAAGGGTGACGCAGAACAAGTCACGAAAGAGCAGGGCGAGCGGCTGATCGAAGCTCGCAAGCTGAAGGTCGACGAGATGGCCGTCAGTAGCCATGCCAAGCACAGCAATGCGCGCGCCAAGGGCGCCGAGCCCGGCCCTGACACCGTCTGGACCCTCGAGCGCCAAAAGCTGCATCAGGAGATCGTCGACAAGTTCCTCGCCAACGGAATCAGCAGCGGTAATCCCACGTTCACCATGAGCGGCGGCGGTCCTGCTTCCGGTAAAGGCTTCATGCTGAAAGCTACTGGCCTCGACAAGCCAGGCAAGGTCGTCATTGACGCAGATGAGATCAAGAAATTAATTCCCGAGTATGCGGACGCTCAGAAAAAAGGCGGCAAAGCCCAGCAGCAGGCGGCCGGATATGTGCATGAAGAATCGAGCTACCTGTCCAAGCGGATCATGGCCGAAGCTGCGAAGCGCAGTTATGACGTCGTGCTTGATGGCACAGGAGATAGCGGGATCAATTCGCTAACCAAAAAGGTTCAAAAAATGCGGGACCAGGGTTATCGCGTCGAAGCTAAGTACGTCAGTGCCGACACCGAACTAGCTGCTCAAAGGAATTGGGACCGCTTCCTAAAAACTGGCCGTCTGCCACCCGAGTGGATGCTTCGGAACGTTCATGCCGATGTGTCTCGGACACTTCCCGAGGCAATGAAGAAAGGCCTATTCGACGCGGTCGAGCTGTTTGACACCAACCTGAGTGGCCAGCTGCGGAAGGTGGTGAGCCAGAAGGGTAAACAGAAGCCGACGATCCACGACAAGCAGCTATGGGAGGACTTCAAGAACAAGGGCAAGGCCAAGCAGGTCACGCCTGAGGAAGGAGAGCTGATGATTGCGCGCCGCAAGGCAGAGTCCGCAGCAGCAGCCAAAGCGCTAAAGAAGGCCGCCTCGAAGCCAGCTCAGTCTGACCAGAAGCAATCAGGATTCGAATCGTTACTGGCCAAGCAAAGCATCACCTCCCTGAAGTCAAAGGCTAAGCAAGCCGGCTTAGTGGGCTACTCGAAGCTGAAAAAAGACGAGCTCGTCAAGGTCTTAGCCAAGGCCAAGCCGGCAGCTAAGAGCCCTGTCACCAAGCCCAAGCCGAAGCCCGCGCCGAAAGCGAAATCAAAATCAAAGGTTGATTCTGACTATCAACTTGTCAAAGAGCAGCTCAAAATGAGCAAAGAACTCTGGGATAAAAAGGGCCCAGAAGGCAAAGCTTTTGCCCTTAAACTGGCAAAAAAGAAAGCAGAGAAAAATAAAGGCAAGAGCAAGAAACAGATCGCCGATGAGCTGAAAGCAGCGCAGAAAGCGGCTGAGGAAGCCAAGCAGAAATTTTTAGCAGCTAAAGATAAATCAATACAGGATAAGGCAAAGCTAAACGCCGAGACAAATAAGGGCAAGTTTGGACAGATTGATATTGACAAGACTAATGAAAAGATTGTCAAAATAACAAAAGAAATCACTGATATCTCGAGAAAAGCGTTCGACGGGACCTTGACAATTGCCGATCAGGACAGGGTCAAGGTTCTGCGGGCTGAGCGCACAGCGCTCGAGCAACAGGTCGCCGACAAGATGGCCAAAAATGTCAAGGATCGGCCTGTCAAAAAACTACCTAAGACGACCGACGACATTGATTTCCAGCCTGATATCAGTGAATACCGCTCTTATGGGTTTAAGTCAGAGAACAAGTTTGATAAAGCCTTATCGGATGTCGAAAAGTGGTCCGGCAATGATTACAAGATGATTCGCAACCAGCAACTCATGAAAGCAGATCAGAAGCTTTTGACCGCTTACGAAAAAAGCAAGGTCGCACGCTACAAAGAATCCTTAGACTTCAATTCGAAGAAATACCAGAGCATGGCTGACGATATTGAGACCTACGTGAAAAACGCCCCTAAATACAAAGGGGAAGTTTTGCGCGGTCAGATGGTCGACAGCGTCGCCGATGCTGAGGCGCTGCTAAAGCAGATGCAAAAAGGCCGCCCAAGCCAGGCACTGGAGAGCTGGACGAACGACAGCCAGGTCGCCCGCGAGTTTGCTGTAGGTGGAGAGGCGGCGGCAAGACGGTGGAAGGCGGGCAATGTCGCGCTTGTCTTCAGAATGGACAACAGGTCAGGGGTCCCGATCGCTGGCGTTTCTACCCTTGGCTCGGAATCTGAGGTTCTAATGCCAAGCGGCATGAAAACTCAGGTCAAAAAAATCAGTAAGAAAACCGTAAGGGGCAAGCTGATCTGGACCATTGACCTGGTCAATCAGTAGCGTCCTCGTCCTCGATCGTGAAGCCGGCCTCTTTGGCCAGCGCTTCGAGAAATCCGTCTTCGCCGGGGGACAGCTCTTTACCGTTGTCGTCTTTGACGGTTCCGGCCTCTTCAGGCGCGACCGAGTCGAAGGCGAACTTATCTGGATTTGGCTTCTTAGTCATGTTCTACACCTAACCGCCCCATCATTCCGTGTCAAGCTAAAAGCTGTGGTCATCAGTATTGGTTCGAACCTTTACAAAACCGACCCGGAACGTTAACTTATGTACGATGCCCTTAGGAGGGAAAGCCAATGAGCCTCTATGCCGACGAAATGGAGAAGATCGTCACTCAAGTGGCTCGCGGCGAAAAGCCCCAGATTCGTGAATCGAAAGAAGCGACAGAATTTCGCGAGGGGGTCACCAACGAAATCGAAGAGGCCCGCAAGATCGCAGAAGAGCGCGGTCTCGACTTCATGGTCGAGATCATTAACGAGACTCCAGAGATGTGGTGATTCACCTGGGGCGTCAATACCTGAGTGAGCCTTTTGTCTGACGGAACACTTCAGAAGCGACACAGAAACCGTGATCCTCAGAATTGTGTTCAAAAGCGGGCGCGTTGTTGAGGAACGCGGCGATCTGCTGATGTGTGCCGCTCTCTACGAAAGGGACACAGACGAATTAATTGACTACATCCTGACCATGGAGATGGCTTCAAACGAGGTCGCCGCTGTTCACGCTGAGGGGGATCACCGCTTTGATGATCTGGAAATTCTGTACGCGACTGACCTGATCAAACGTGGCTGACTAGCGACTAGGCCTGACGTTGCGGTCCATGGCGTAGCGGATGGCGTCCGCCTCTCTGATAGCTGCTTGCGCCTCTTCGCGTGAGTCTGCGTTCTCAGCGATCACCATGAGTTTTTGCAGGCGGTTGGTCGCCGCTCTCATCTTTGAACGTGTAAAAAAATATGACATACGGGGTTGACTGGTTGCCTAGCAGTCTTCCTTCGGGTAGTTTTGGCGAGTCAGTCGAGCAACGACGAACGCTCCTGACGCCAACCTATCAGCATTGAAACCATGACTACCCTTCAACTGGTTCCACATCTTGCACCAATCGCCCGGACCATCACCACCGTCGGCGCTGTCGGCTCTGAAGTCCTGACCGCTGGCGCAATTCTCGCCGCTCTGAACCTGACCAGCACCGCAATCGAAAAGACTCATCAGGCCGGACGCATGACCCGCCGCGCCATCGACGCCACCCTGATCCCTGCTGCTGATGCCATTTCCTGGTTCATCGCACAGGTCGACTGGGCTGAAGTCGGCGCCATCGCTTGGAACTGCCTCCTGACCATCGCCACCGCTCTGTACGTCGCTGGCGAGTTCGCCGGCCGCACCTTCAAGACCTGGCACACCAACCACGTCGGACAGATCGACTGGACCGTCGAGGAACAGATCGATGACAGCACCCTCACTACCCTGTCCCACGCGATCGACTACGACACCGCCTTCGATCAGTGGATCGAGGCTTCCGCCCCTGAGATGGACGACGAGGAGTTCGGCACCGCCATGGAGGAGACCGACCTCATCGCCACGATCAAGACCAACACCACAGCACAGACCCGCGACCTCGCAGGCAAGAAAGTCACCGAGCTGCGCCGCATGGCTCGCGGCCTCGCTAAAGGGGTCCACATGATGCGCAAAGCCGAGCTCGTCGCACTGCTTGCTTGAATCGCGACCACACAACTGAACCCACACACGCCCTGAGCGTGCTCTCTGAGGCCCTGCAACGGGCCTCTTGTCACGTTTAGGAGTCAGACTACCCAAGACGTCAAACAAGCGGCTCAGAGACTCTTAAACAGGTCTCTTGAAAACAGGATGTAGGGCAGCACTTTAATGACCAAAAAATAAAATGCTGATGAGGTCCTCTCCTACGAGACAGAGACCTGAATTGATTCACTCATCTGCTAGCTCTCTTTCTCTTATTTCTCTATATATTTCTTATATATAAGTGGGTGTCCCGTTTCAGCACAAAACGTGTCCCGTTTCGGCACAAAAAGTGTGCCGTTTCAGCACAACGTGTCCCGTTTCGGCACAAGCAACCCGAACGAGAATTAAACAATCCGGGTAGCCTGAAGCTGTTCGGATAAGCATCAATGCCCATCGTCGAACCCTCTTCACAGGTCTTGCCTCACGGCGCCATGTTCAAAAGCCCTGGCGGTTCATTTGGGTATCGGGTGCAGGGTCCTTGCTGTCGCTTATACGACCGTGAGCAACTCCCATGGCCGTCTTGCTCGACACAGTGGCGTGGCAAGCAGCCGTCATGGAATCGGATTGGAAAGCGTCTGATCCCAGACATGGCAGCGGCTCGATGTCCGTCCTATGCCGTGCATGGAGTTGATGCCTTCGGGAACACCTGGGATGACGTCATCACCCTGTACGACGAAAAGCTCGTCAACGATCTGCGGCGATGGTGGGTAACCCGGAAGCCTGTTGCGGCCTCGTTCCCTGAGCTTTCTGAGGATTTTCTGAATACTTCGATTTGCTCTTGACCTGTTCGAATTCGCATCGTTATTGTCGGCACATCATGCGCATCATTTCTGTTCTCTTGTCCATCTTCCTTATTGCATCCCCCGCTTGGGCTACGGATGTGGTTATGGGTGCAGGTGCAAATTTAGTATTTGAACCAGCTGAAATCACAATCAACGCGGGGGATACGGTCCGCTTTGTGAATGAAGCTTTGCCCCCACACAATGTGATTTTTAAGGAAGTGTCAGCTCTGTCTCACGAAGAGCTCGCATTTGCTGCTGGTGATTCTTTCGAAATCACTTTCCCCGATCCTGGTGATTACAACTATGTCTGCGGCCCTCATGAAGGCGCTGGCATGACTGGCACCGTTCACGTCAAGTGATCAGTCAACAAAACATCCGAGAATTGCGCATCTGCTAAATGTTCAACACCGGCCTGCCATCCCTAGATCTGTTGAACGCTCAGCTCGATGCCGAGATGTTCCCTGAGCTGCTCGCCGAATGTCTTGCATCACCCGACCGCGTTGGCTTCATAGCTGATTTCGCAGAGATTGATGAGCGACTGGGTCAACGCCTCAGCCTCGCGGTCATGTTCGCTATCTCATGATTGTCATGGTTAGCATCAGAACCGACCCTGACGCCTGCCGTAGAAACCCAGTTTTGGATTCAATGCTCGAAAACGTCCAAGCAGCCCGCGCCATTTACGAAGCCAATCCAACGAGTGAGGCGCGCTATGAGCTGTGCCGCCGTGAGCAGTTGTTGGCCGCTGCTGTTGAGTTGGCAGGCTGTCAATGATCAGGTTGTTTGCAGCTTTGGCAGCGACCCTGTTGACCGGGTCAGCCGCATCAGCCCCGCTCTTGCCGGCACCGACTCCCGAAGCTGTCCAGATTCAATTTGAGGACCTGACGGAAGCCCAGCAATTACAGACCGTAAGCGAAGCTCTCCGTCCACTTCTAGATGAAATTGTCGACGCCGAAGGTGGCGAGCAAGCTTGCAACGCCGTTAATCGCGGATGGGCTGGAGATACCCCAGGCGGGGCGCGCTCTGTGCTTGGTCGCGACTTGACCTCGATGACCATCTCGGAAGTAATTGAAGCGCAGAGGTGGCATGTGTTCGCCGTTGGTTGTTATCAGTTCATCCCAAAAACTCTCGGGTCTTTAGTCCTTCGTTCTGACTTCGATCAGAGAAGACTTTTTACCCGCAGGACTCAGCAGGACTTAGCCGTGCTGCTTATCAAATTTCACCGTCCGACTGTTTGGCGTTATTTACAAGGCGAGCGGGTGAGCACTTATCAAGCGGCGTTGTCCCTTTCAAAGGAGTGGGCATCACTGCCGCACCCTGCCGATGGGCGGAGTTATTACGCAGGCCGCAGCGGTAACGCGGCGAAGGTGTCGAGGCCTTTTGTTCTAGCAGTGATCTCTGAAGCTCGGGGAACACTTACACAACCTCTGGAGATCTGAGAATGAGGTATCAAAAGGATTTTGGATTTATGCTTGCTTTTGCACTGGCGATTCGACGACGCGATGAGGTCGCCGTCAAGCAATTTGCAAGCAAGGTCGGCAATCAACTGATTGAACAGTTTGAGATTGGCGAGGCGGCTAAATTGACACCTGTAAGAAGCTCTGACGGTCGCAAGCGTCAAGACGAGCGGCTCAACACTTTGATGGCAGAGGAAACCGCAATTCTCTCGAGGCTGGTTGATCCTGAAGGGATGGAGTGGCTGCGATCACAGATCGAGCTTTAAAGGCTGGCTGGGAATCCTTTTCATGATCCCCGGTCGGTCTGATGGCTACTTATTCAACAATTCCAGATCTTTCAGCGGCTTGGTCAAATAATGCAGCTCCTCTTAGTCAGACCAGAGAGCAAACGCGTGACGACTTTCGCAGGATTTTAAACCTGCCGGTGACTGTTCAGGCTCTCGGAGATCTGACCCGCAATATGAACGCAGCAGCGGACATCTCTGCGGTTTCGGTGGTCACTCTCGAAACAAGCCTGGCAGAGTACAAAACCTTAGAGACGCAGAGAACCACACTCCAAAGTCAAGCCACTTGGGATGGTGACGCACCGCTCAAAAAGGCCGACGTTGTTGAATACGACACCAGCCTTTTAGCTGGCAGGGATGTCATCACAACACAGACGCAGGGCATCAATGCGCGAATGGGTCAGATCGAAATGGAGATCCGGGTCAGCCTTGGTTATGTCGGCGGAAATGAAACCGCGAGGATGTATCGATCATGACTTCGCCACTCTCACAATTTGAGAATGCGCGGATTCTCTGGACTGCCCCCGGTGTCCGCTCGAGTGGCCGTGATGGCTTCAAAGTGACCGAGGGCGATGCTTATCTGATCACAGCATTTTTAAAGCGTCGGTCAACACCTGACACGTTGAACGACCGTCTGGGATTGCCTGCTGTTGGAGGCATGCCCCTGGAGTTTCAAGGCTATTGCTTGCGCTGGTCCCAGTTGACGAGCACTCAAAAAAACGCTTGGGAATCTATTGATTTAGAAGGCCTTACGTTTAACACTTCGGCGACTCTTCCGGCAGATCTGCCGCGTGACGCGAGAGCACGATTATCGATAAGCGGCTTAGGTGTGATGGAAGTTCAATTCTCAGACAAGGATGGAAGCTATGGACATGAGGGAATCGGAGCAATCACGCGGGGGATTCTCGGAGACAAGCTTTATCTGGAGGCGCAGCAAGTCGGATGAATGAGATTCTGGTCGAGATTACTTTTGACACTTTGCCTAATCTTGAGGGTGAGCTAAAGAGGGCGACGCAAATTGCATTCCAACAGGTCACAGGAGAACTGACAGCGCGCTTTGATGCGGCGGTCAGTGGGAACCATTGGCCATGGCCAGACAGCACCCCACGATGGGGATCAAGTGGCGGGAAGACACTTGAAGAGTCGGCCGAGAATTGGAACACCTGGCAATACGGGACCGGCTTTGGGAAAAAGCCGAAAGCTGTTGCAGGTTCTCCACGTTCGATTGTCGACAGCGGCGACCTGAAGCAATCGCGAGACTTTCAACTCAACATCAGCACGTTTACCGCTGAATGGAACTGGGGTGTTGACTATGCGGCAGCGGTTCACAACGGTGCCTACATCCATCCGTTCGGCAACAAGCAGAAGCTCGTTCAGATGCCCGCAAGGCCTTGGACTACTGCAGTCTTAACGGGCAAGACAGTTGCCCAGGGGATCCCTGTCTACAACCCAGCGACGGAGATGACCAGGCTGATTCCATTGCTATTAAAATGATCGGAATGATAGGCCGCCAATAAGTCCCGGCCGTGAAAAAACTACCGTTTAAGACTGAGCCACGCGTCAAGTCTGTCGTGGTTGGAGACGCGACCGTTGGAGAGCTTGAGATTCCCGTTTTGGGTGATTTAACTGTACGCGAGTCGAACTGGATCAACGAGAAGCTGGCCAAGCAGTCCACGTTCTTGGAGCTGGCTCGCGTATCGATCAAGCTGGCCAAGGCAGCCAAGATCCAGCCATACGCTGCCCACGACTTCCTGCAGCGTGTTTGCACTGAAGCCATCACCAATCAGGGCAATTACACCGAGAAGGAGAAAAGCTACAAGGTCAAATTCGCTCGTGAGATTGAGGAGCTGACCCACTTCCTGTTGCAGACTCAGTGGGAGAAAACCGTCGTCAGTGTTGCCGCAATTGTTCGCTTCCGTCTCGAGGGTATGGAGGACTTTGACGTCGACGACGCTCGTGAGCTTCCTACCAAGATTGTGAACGAGATCTTTGCTCTGGTTATCTCCGAGCAGTCCGGGGAGGATGTAGAAGAGCCTACAGAAAAGGAGATCACAGAATCTCTGGGAAAGTAGAAGCCGGGACCTTTACCGAGGCAGAGCCTGACGACTGGTCTGAACTCTATTGGTCATGCAGAAGGCTCTGGCCGGGTGACGATGCTTTTTCGCCTGAAAGTTTCGGAGAGCTCCCGGTCTCCTATGTCAGGCAAGCAATTATCAGAGGAACCGAACTCAGGCGGCGAGAGCTGCATGAGCAAGAGTTGACTGTCGCTAACCTGACGACCCTGACGGCCAACATCAACAGGGACTCGAAAAGGGTAAAGGTTCCGTACAAGATCACGGACTTTTGTTTCTGGGCTGGCTCAAAAGACAGGAACGACCCCGACGCCGAAAATGCAGCTGCTTACATGAAAATTCTTGCTGATGGTCAGCTTCCTGGCTGGGCTTATTTTGTATTTAATGAGATGCAGGGGCTCGATGCCGGTGTAACGGCTCCTGAGCCCGTTGCGGCAATCGGCGAGGGTGTTCTTCTCTTGGCACCTAGGCAGAAGAACGGCGGCCTGGAGGGGCTTCTATTGGCCACTCATGCAGCGGCAGGCCGAAAGGTCCCGGTCAAGATTGCCGGATTCAAGGCGACGATATCTGTCCCAGAATTTGATGAGCAGGTGATCGCCCGTGAGGATTGTTTCGTGGCCACCGTTTAGGCGGCGTTTTCTTCCGGCTCTGGTCTGCTGAGGACTTGGCCAGTGTGCAACCAGTGGCGAATCTCAACCTCACGCCAGGCTTCGTAAAAGTCTTGGGCTCGATACCAGGCGACCCAGTTCTCTGATCCCTTCGCCGCGTTGCAGCATTTACAGGCTGGGATGCAGTTGGTTGTTCGATCTTCCCCGCCGTGCGCTTTTGGCTTGACGTGGTCGATGGTCAAAGATTTGTCGTCGATGGGTGTTGCTCCGCAATATGCGCAGGAGTCACCCCAGGCGGCCTTAATGGCGCGCCGCCATAGGCGCCGAGCTTCGCCGGATGTCATAGCTTCAAGGTGAAAAAGGTGTTCAGTCGGTGACTCCCTGAGAGGGAGATTTTGCTGCTTTGTCACTTGAAAATTCGGGACCCAGCTGCGAAAGAGTGACGGATTCTCATCGTGGCCTCTGGGCTGCTTGCTTAATCATTCCAAGGGTGATTAGCGATACTTAGTCGGAAAACTTTTTGTGATTCCGGCACGCAAAATGGCTCACATTGAAATTAATTCATCCGAGCAGATTTTTGACGTGCTGTCGGCAGATTCTGCCTTCAGCTCTTTAATCGGAGAACTGGAGTTTCCTGATGGCAATCAAACCGCTCTCTTAGTCGCAGTCGCCTCAGACCCCCTTGAGGGGATTGATGGCGCGTCTGGATTGCTGGTCGTAATTGAGAAAGACCCGGCCTTCACGTCGACCCGACTTCTGACAGATCAGGTGGTCGTGGACCGAATGTTTTCAATTCGATTAGTTCAGTTTCCGAGCGATTCTCGCAATCTGCGGGCCGCTTCTGAGCGCTTGCTGCAATTGTTCCCTGGCACAAATGTGGTGCCAATCGCTGGCCCAAACCTGATCGCAGGCGAGGGGCAGGCAATCGCAAAACTTCCGTCGAATCCAGTTGCTCACGTTTAACCGGAATTAATTCCCAAGCGGGAAAATTGATCACCCTTAAATCTTTTTTATCATGGCTAATTTTTCAGCCGCTTTCGGCTTCAAGGTTTACATTGTTCCCTGCTTAGCTGCAAACGTTGACACCAACTCAGTAACCGGCGGCGTTGGTTCCGGTGGTTTCATTGATACGGACACCATCACCGCGTCAAACGCTGTTGTCGCTGAGGGTGCCAACCCTGCACAGCTGACCGTTGGCGGCTCAGACGTCGCTGCAGGCGGTGCAACCGTGTTTGAGCTCGAGGGCCTCACGGACGCCTCGCTTTCCACCGACACATCCTCTGAAGAGGTTGTGACCTACTCCGACGACTCCGGTTACAGCCAGTCTGTCGCCCTGTCTAAGTCCTGGGAGATCGCCCTTTCTGGCGTGACTGACTACAACGACGCCGGTTACAAGGCGCTGCGCCTAGCCGAAAAGAACAACGTGGCCGGCGAGCTGCGCGTGAAGATCGGCCGAACCACCCCTCAGGGTGAGCAGGTCTATGGCTACGCAACTCTGCAGAGCTACAGCGAATCTGTCGCCGCTGGCTCGATCGTTTCCTACAGCTTGACCGCTGCTGGTTACGGCACCTTGGGCCTCGGCCTTGCTTAGCTGATTGGAGGCGCTACCGGCGCCCTTTATGAGCTCCTCGGGTCGTCTGTCAACACGACGACTCCGTTCACTCAGCAGGACACCAACGGCGTTCTGGTTGACATCGTGAGCTCTGGAGGCGCCACCGCCACTGCCCATGTCGTTACGGCTATGGAACTCATGACCAACATTGAGACCGTCCTCACCTCTAGCGACCAATTCCGCACTGGCGAAACCCTCACAATCACTGAAAACGGAGGGGCAGGCGTTGCAACTGCAACCGTCCTCTCTATCCACGAAGGCAAGAAAATCGGCGCGATTGCCACACAAACCGCATTCAACACCGACAACCCCTTCACCGCTTCCAATACATCTGGCGTCGCCGTTAGCTTTAGCTATAGCGCGAACACAACCACACAGCTCGGCGGCGGTCTCGCAGGTACTGCGACCACCTCAGGCCCAACACTTCTTGACAGTGTTCAGCTCACCAATAGTGGCTTTGGCTTCCTGGTTGGCGACATCATCCAAGTCACAGAAGACGGCGGCCCAGGTATTGGTCACATCACAGTTACCGCGGTTCAGTGATCTTCTAACCGTAGCGCTTAGAAGAAAAAATACATTTAGGCTCGCCAAATGGCGGGCCTTTCTTTATGGAATCCTAGCCCGATTCTGCTTAGATTATTGTGGCTGAGGGTAGCGGCAACATCAATTTAACAATGTCGCTGAATACCTCTCCAGCGACTCAATCGCTGCAGAAGTATTACGATCAGCTCAACAGGGGCGGCAAAGAAGCGGCCGCATCTCAGAGGCCTGTCGGCACAGAGCTGGCCAGGCTAGTTAAGGCTGCAAAACAGCTAGGAATTACTTACGACAAGACTTCAAAGAGTTTTAAGAACGCGAAAGGAATTGCGATTAGTTTTAAGGAAGTCAGCAGGCGGGTTAAGGAGTTAAACGACGGCCTGCAGGTGACGGGCAAAGACGGAAAGAAAGCGCTCGACGGAATCGCGGGAGGGCTCAAAAACGTTCTTCAAGGCATCCCCCAGGGCATCGGCCTGGCCATCGGCAACCAGATTCTTGCGCCGCTAAACAACTTCGGCGCAGCGATCAAGCAGGTCGCTAAGGAATCTGTTGGTGCCTTCACTGATGTCGACCGTGCGCTGAGGATTACGGCATCGATCACCAACGAGGGCGACGCTGCTTATCAGAAACTGATTGGTTCGATCAAAGAGTTGGCAGCCGCGTCGAAATTCACGACAGGCGAACTGTCTGAAGCTGCAACCGGCTTAGCGCGTGCCGGCTTTAGCGCCGACGAGATCGCCGAGGCGTTACCTGGCATCTCCAAGGGTGCGGCCGCTGCAGGTTCCGACATGCGGGAGATGTCTGATGTTGTGATCGCGTCTCTGGGTGGCTTCCAGATCTCCACAGAAGAGACCGGATCAGTCGTCGACGTTCTGACGGCAGCCGCGAACAACGCCAACACCAACGTTGTCGAACTGGGCGAAGGTCTGAAATATGTCGGGCCGATCGCGAAGAACCTCGGACTGAGCCTCGAGGACACGGCCGCTGTCGCCGGTTTGCTGGCCAACAACGGCATCAAAGCGTCTCAAATGGGCACAGCGCTGAGGCAGGGCCTCTCGCGCCTTGGCGCTGCTGCTGCAGGCACTGAGGCCCCCATGGGCGACCTCGCACGAGGTACGGCCAACCAAGCCGCAGTCATGCAACGGCTCGGCGTTGAGCTGAAGACCGCTCAGGGAACTCTCGTCCCGTTCCCTGAATTACTGAGTCGACTCAGGGACGGATTCAGCAAGCTCAGCTCAGTCGAGCAGGGCCAGGCAGCCAAGATCCTGTTTGGACAGGAGGCGGGCTCCGCGTTTGTCTCGCTGTTAGCGACGTCGGCTGACGAGGCCGAGAGATTCTTCGACATCACGAACAACGCCGATGGCACTGCTGCAGAGACGGCAGCAAACAACCTGAAAGGTCTTGCCGGTTCTCTTGACCTACTCGCGTCAGCGACTAACGCTCTATTCACCGACCTAGGCGAAGCTCTGGGGGCGTTTATCAAGCCAGCCGTCGACGGCCTAACGGCTGTTGTCAACGCGTTCAACAACCTTCCTGACCCCGTCAAGGAC